ATAATCATCAAAAGAAAGGAGAATAAAGCTATGTCAGAATGGATAACACACGCACAAGTGCGCAAGAGATTCCAAGACCATTTTTGTGAGTCGTTATACGATCATCCGGAACTTGTAACACCTGACACGATTGTTGAATACGAAAAAATGAAAGATATCATGAGAGAAGAAAACGGTACAGCTCTTTCATTATGTAACACCACATACCGCACAAATTTACACTACGCTTTTTTATACACAATTCAAGATAAAGTGTACGACAACGGCAAATGGTATATCGCGTATATAACAAACGATCAGCGCATTAACGTTCCGATTAGTGCAACATTGATAAAGGAGATGTATGGATGTTTAGAAGAAAAATTAAAAGAACAGTAGAAAATATGACACGGTTAATTTTAATTGGACTATCATTACTATTGTTTTACAGTTTTTTCTATGTAATAGCTGTATTAGTCAATTACCTAGTTCCGTTATCGTAAAAATTAATACAAATGTTTCACGTGAAACATACATAAAGTGAGGTATAATAATGAAAAGAGAAAATGTTGACGCAATCTATAAAGTAATGTTTGTGAAGTCGGGCTGTAGTTACACAGCGCGTGTTGTTATTCCGGCAAGCGCGGTTTCTGACTTAGGGATAACTGAGGGTGATAAAATACAGTGGACACGAACGCCGGACGGGTTATTGCTAAAGAAAGTTGGTGACAACAGTTGACCGTTAAAGAACAGTATAAGCGTGAATATCGAAATTATTTGAGACGTGTAAATAGAGCAGTGAAGCAAGGCTATATTGTGGATGTTATCACAAAAGTAAAGAAACCAACAAATTCATCCGTTAACCGATTAAAACAACAGACAGGAGAAAAGATCAGATCAAAGTCGCGTATTGTTGATATTGAGACGGGGGAAATTTTAAAACCCATTAAGAACAAAAAGAAACGCTTAAAACAACAGAGAAAAAATGTAGCTATACTAAAAGCTGATTTGCCGACTGTTGACATAGTAATTGAGGGTGGACACGTTATACCAGTAGATCTCGGTTTGGGTGTTGACATTTTGCCGCCAACAGAAAGTTATGAACAGATTATAGATAATTGGTATCAACAGGTTAGAGAGTCGTTCTATTGGTACATTGCCCAGTTTATCGAGTGGCAGACAAATAGATTGATATATGGCAAATCAGAAGAAACACGCAAGCGTTTTGCCTACGTGTTATCACAGCACCCTGATATATTTCCTGAACCGCCTTACGAAACAAGAGAAGCAATATTAAACAGTTTTAATGAAGTAGCGCGTATGATGGATTTAGCACCTGACAGTGAAGCTTACCAAGATTTTCTGTCTATGTATGACGGTGTAGAAATTGAGGAATAGACACATAAATTTGGTGGTGAGACGTTATGGGAAGAAAGAAAGAAATAACTTATTGGGCGTGTGATTTTGAGACAACTGTGTGGACAGATGAGATGGTGGAACAAGTTGGACATGAACAAGATTACACTGAGGTGTGGGCGGGTGCTGACGTTGCACTATATGATGATACCGAACGTGTAACAATCACACACAGTATACGTGATTTTTTAACTAGATTCTTACGTATGTCAGGAAATAACGTTTTATTTTTTCATAACCTCTCTTTTGACGGTTCATTTATTGTGGACTTTTTGCTCCGCGAGGGATACACGCACACAAGCGTGAAAGACACTAATATGAGAAGCAGGCAATTCAAAACATCAATTTCAGCTATGGGGCAATGGTATTACATTAAAATAAAATGGTCACACGCACTATTAGAAATAAGAAATAGTTTGAAGCTTATGCCATCATCTTTGAGGGCAATCGGACAGTCATTCAAAACGAAACACCAAAAGTTAGAAATGGAGTACACAGGGAATAGGCAAGCCTATTGCGATATAACACCGGAAGAAGAGGAATACATAAAAAATGACGTTCTTGTGTTGAAAGAAGCTCTCGAAATGATGTTCAACGAGGGGCACGACAAGTTAACGATTGGATCATGTTGCTTGTCAGAGTTTAAATCTCAGTTCGCAAAAAAGGATTTCGATAGATTGTTCCCTGACATACGAGATGATCCCATGCACTTTGAATTTTCAGGCTATAACAACATGTGGGAATATGTACACAAATCATACTCCGGCGGTTGGTGCTACGTGAATCCTAGATACGCACACAGAACTATAACATTAGGGAAAGTGTATGATGTAAACTCATTGTATCCGTCTATGATGCATAGTGTTTCCGGCAATTACTACCCTTATGGACGTGGTCAGTATTGCTTAGGCGCACCACCTGACTATATGAACAATAAGAATGATTTTTATTATTTTGTTCGTTGTAAGTTTCGGTTTCGGCTAAAACCGGGGGCATTTCCGTGGTTGCATATCCGAGGTAACGCACACTATAAAGGTAACGAAAATCTGTACACTTCAGATATACGGCATAAAGGACAATACTATAGATATTATTATGATAATGACGGAAATGTCTGCGATACATTACACGAGTTTGTGTTAACAAAAACAGACTGGCTATTATTGCAAGAAACATATGATTTGTACGATTTAGAAATTATAGATCATTTATGGTTTTACGCTCGTCCGGGTATGTTTGACGAATACATTGATACATACGCAGAAATGAAAAGTAAAGGTTTTAAACGGACACTAGCTAAACTTTTTTTAAACAACTTGTATGGCAAGTTCGCAATGTCAGATGATAGTTCATGGAAAGAACCATATATGTCTGAGGATGGAATCGTCCGTTTCATATTGCACGAGGAACATGAAAAAACTGTTGGTTATATTCCTGTCGGTTCGGCTATAACATCATACGCGCGAAATTTCACGATCAGACATGCCATAGCTAATTATGATCGTTTCTGTTATGCAGACACAGATTCTATTCATTTACAAGGTTTAGAACCGGCTGAAATGGTTGTTGTTGATCCTGTTGAATTTTGCTGTTGGAAGAATGAGTGTGATTTTGATTTCGCTTATTATGAACGTCAGAAAACCTATGCAGAACACGTTATAGCAGAGGATGGCGAGGAGTGTAAACCTTATTTGAACTTAAAAGCGTCAGGCATGACGAAACAAGCGAAACAGGAGTTTATTGACCGCGGATTACCGGTGTCCGCGTTACGTGAAAACTTGCAACTTGAGGACGCTAACTTAAAGGGCGTAAGAATCAGAGGCGGTATATTGTTAAAAAATAAAACATTTAAAATACAGAAAAGTCTTGACAAAAAAGTGAATCCGGTGTATACTTATCAATGTAATCAAGATGAATGTTAAAAAAGAAAGGAGATTTAGATTATGATTGCAAGAACAATTATTACAGCAAAAGTTAAAGCTGAGGTCGTTGAAAAAACAGATCAGGGAATCCAGTCAAGAGAAGTAGAGGCAAATGTTGAGAAGTGTACTTCAAAAGAAAAGGCAGAAATCGTATTGGGCAAAATGTTCAAAAATGCGATTGTGAATGTTTTGGAATGCGTGTTCTATGTAGATAAGCGTGTGATGAGTGATTCTGATTTTCTTGAACACTCAACAGTTAAAGAACATCTGATCCTCACAGAGGAAGAGGTTGCAGAAATTAACGCTTCAAGAAAGAGAGGAAAATAAGCATGTTGTATAATATCACAAAAATGGATATGGCGAACGTAGGTTCAGGACTTGGATTTATTGACGCAGTTGAACAGGAAGTAGAGGGTGTTCTTGAGGGTTTCGGAATCGTGGATTCTGAAAGATTGAACGAGAACACAGGAGAACTGGAAAAAGTTGTGATTTCCGTTGTAAAAGTTAACGGGCAGCTGTTTAGTGGTTCGTCAAAAGTTGTTGAGGGTAGATTGAAAAACCTGAGTGCAATCGTCGGAGACGGTAAGGATGTTGAAGAAAAGAAGATCAGCGTAAAATTTGAAAGTATCAAATTGGCAAAGGGTAACGGTACAAACCTCATTGTCACTAGATATGACGAGTAATCAAAAGGGGCGGGAAACCGCCCTTTCTTTATAAGGGGGGTGTAATATGATTAACTTAGAAAAATTAAATATGACTATTGTAACATCTGACACATTAATGCATATCATCAATGACCCATATGTACAATCTGTGACACCGTACACAGACAGAAAGGGATTACAATGTTATAACGTAGTGTCAATGAGTGGCGAAAGGTATAAGGTGTTTACACATGGAAAAATATTATGATTGTAATTATTTGTTGACTCTGAAAGATCGTAACGGAAAAAACCCGGATATATATATTGCAGATGGAAATCGAACAGCGGGTAAAACCGTGTCATTTAAACGGCGTCTAATCGACACCTTTTTGAAAGAAAAAACAGACGTTAACCAGTTCTATCTTATCTATCGTTATAAAACAGATATGCAGTCCATGTCCGATTCATTTTTCACTGACATTCGAAGATTGTTTTACAATGGTCATGTTATGACCGAAAAGAAATTGTTTGACGGTGCCGTAGTACAATTACTGCTAGATGATAAGCCATGTGGGTGGTGCTTACCACTGTCATTGTCAGGGAAAATTAAGAGAATGTCTTCCATATTCGTGCAAGTGGCACATGGATTTTTTGACGAATACCAAGACGAGTCTAACAATTATCTGCCAAACGAAATAGATAAGTTAATGTCTATCCACACATCTATCGCACGTGGTGACGGAAAACAGAGTCGGCGTGTTCCGCTATATATGGCAAGTAACACCGTATCAATACTCAACCCATACTATCAAGCACTAGGTATTAATAAAATGCTAAAACGTGACACAAAAATATTACGTGGTGACGGTTGGGTGTACGAGCGAACATATAACGAGAACGCCAGTAAAGCTTTTAAGAGTTCAGCTTTTAACCGCGCATTTTCAGGGTCAAAATACTTTTCCCACGCGTCACAGAACGTGTATTTGAATGACAATGACGCGTTAATTACACGACCGTCCGGATCATCTGAGTATATGCTTTCGATACGCTACAATGAAATGTGGTACAATGTAAGAAAATACAACAGTTGTGTCTATGTGTCAGAGGGTGCGGACGAAACATTCCCACGGCGTGTGTGTTTCAATTATACGGATGTAGTAGACGATCGCGCAGTGATGGTGAACAGTAGCAACTATATTATTATGGCGTTACGAAATTATTTTCACCGTGGTTTGATGCGTTTCCAAAACCTCGCTTGTAAAAATATGGTGTTCGATATGTTATCTTTTTTATAGGTTGACGTAGGTGATAAATTGTGATATTATAATATTGCTCCCCTATTTGAGTAGAATCACTGATCGCGCCCGGACGCGTTAATGGGCAAGTAGTCAACCGGGGCGGGTGGAGTGACGCACCCTTTGATTTATCTTATAGGTCACGGGCACATAAATAGCGATGTCAATAAATTTGCTGTTGACATCGCTATTTTATTTTGCTATAATGTAATTAACGATTAAGTGATTGCTTAATTGTTTAAACGTTCCTCTTGATTCATGTTTCACGTGAAACTTTACGTCTTGTGTTTCACGTGAAACATTTTGATTCATGTTTCATGTGAAACATTACACAGAAAGGAGTGGAGTTATGGACACTATTAACGCAGTGATTAACGCTATCGCTACGGTTGGTTTTCCGATTGTGTGTTGTGGTGTGTTAATGTATTATCAGAAATACACACGTGACAAGGATTCTGAACAGCTTAAACAGCTGTCACAATCACACGCAGAAGAAATGAAAACAATGTCGGATGCACTAAACAATAACACCGTTGTGTTACAGAAGTTATGCGACAAGCTAGATAGTGAGGTGAATGTGAATGAAAAAAAGTAAGGATCTGATCGCATTATTCCTCTCTGTTATGCTTGTTGTTTCACTACCAGTTACAGCTAGTGGTAATATGAACGGTATTGACGTGTCTAACTGGCAACGTGGAATTGACGTAACACAGATGCATGACGTTGAGTTCGTAATCGCAAAAGCAACAGAGGGCACAAGTTATATTAACCCTGATTGTGACAGAGTATATCAAGACGCAAAGAACAGCGGAAAAAAGACGGGTGTGTACCATTTCGCAAGAAAGGGTGACGCCATCACACAGGCTAAGTATTTTGTAGATCACATTTCCGGCTATATCGGGCATTCTGTGTTGGTGTTGGATTATGAGTCATCCGCAGTCGATCAAGGTGTCGGATGGGCGAAAGACTGGCTAGACGCTGTTTATAACATGACAGGTGTGAAACCTGTGATCTATATGTCAAACAGCGTAATCCATAGATACGACTGGAGCTCAGTGTCAGAGCATTATTCCTTATGGAACGCGGGTTATTATTCGGGGTATAACACGATTTATGGGTTCGTAGACAACCCACCGTTACGTGGTTCACTTGGTGAGTTTTACGACAACACAGTGTTGTATCAATACACCTCGTCAGGTCGCTTGCGTGGATGGTCGGAAAATTTAGACTTAGATATTTTTTATGGCGATAGCGCGGATTGGGATAAATTGGCGGGTTATGTTGCGTCAGATAACTATAAACCGTCTGAGCCAAACCACAAAGCAGAAGATCGTGCTGTGTATTACACTGTACAGTCAGGTGATACGTTGTCGCGTATTGCACAACGATACAACACAACGTACAAATATCTTGCTGAGCTGAACGGTATCGCGAACCCGAACTTGATCTACCCAGGACAGGTTCTCACAATTTCCGGCGCGTATTCATCAAACACGAACACGGAAAGTACCGCAACGTACACAGTAAAAAAAGGTGATTGTCTATCTAACATTGGAAAAAGACTTGGTGTTTCGTGGCTTGATATTGCAAATAGAAACGGTATTCATTCGCCATACACTATTTTCCCTGGTCAGGTGCTGACAGTTGCGTCAGGTTCGCAGTTAACTAACGGGTCACAGTATTACACAGTGCGATCAGGTGACACGTTGTCCGGCATTGCAGCACAGTACAACACAAATTATCAGACACTCGCTAACCTAAACGGAATCGCGAACCCTAACTTGATCTACAAAGGTCAGACTATAAGGTTGTGGTGATATGCCATCTATTAACACAGCATATACATGGATGATTAACGCGTGTAATGCGCCTAACATTGGATATTCTCAAAAATACCGGCGTGGACAGAATGTGAACGGGATCACGTATTATGACTGTTCCTCATTGATATCTCAGGCATTAACGCAAGCGGGATATTTTCAAGAAAATCCTTGGTTCACAACAGCAACCATGGGGCAGTATTTGCTAGACCTTGGTGCACAACATTACAAGACAGATGCTGTTCCGTGGCAAGCGGGTGACATTCTAGTTGTTCGCAACGCAACACGTCAGCACACAGAAATGTGTTATGAACCTGCGGACACTGGTGGTATTACAATGGGTGCACACACAGCGAATGTTCCGCTTGCGCAGCAGGTTTCCATAAATAACTTTGTGACCGGGGTTGATTACTACACAGACCTCTATAGATTAGGAAAAGCCACAAAGCTTAAGTGGATTTCAAAAAACAACTATCTTACAGAGGAAGAAATGCAGAATAATGCTTATGTGTTTTATTCTATCATGCGGGGGTATGGTTTTACATTGAATGCTGTCGCAGGGATGCTTGGCAACTTTGAGCGAGAATCCAATATCAACCCGGGATTGTGGCAAAACCTAGATCAGGGGAATTATAGTCTAGGTTTCGGTCTTGCGCAGTGGACACCCGCAACAAACTATACAAACTGGGCGAAAAGTCAGGGGTTCGAAATTGATGACGGTGACGGGCAGTGCTTGTGGTTGGACACTCAGACAGAGACATCCGGTCAGTGGATTGCAACACCGCAGTATAAACTGTCGTGGTCGGAGTTTAAAAAAGCTACAGATGAACCTGAGTATCTTGCGAGTGCGTTCCTAAAAAATTTCGAACGTGCCGGAGTCGAGGTTGAGGAAGAACGGCGAAAAGACGCAAGAAAGTGGTATGAATATTTAAAAAATTTTAACCCAAACAACCCACACGTAAAAAAGAAAAAGAAATCGAAATTGTGGCTATACACTATGCCACTATGGAAAGGAGCTAATAGAGTATGACAAGAGAAGAAGCGTTAACACAGATTATTGATGCTCTTGAAAATGTTGAGGAGTTTGACGAAGCTCTCACAACTTTGAGAACACCTACGGAAGATGAAACCACTTGGAAAGCAAAATATGACGATCTTGCGGAAAAGTATAAAACACGGTTCAAAGAGGAACTCATGACTCAGAATAGTGGCGCTTTAGAAAAACCGATTGAAGAACCCATTACACCAGAACCCGTAACCAAACTGGAAGACTTGGACTTTTCGGGGGAAACAGAGTAAGGTTTTAGAGAAAGGAGAGACTATATATGGCAACAAAAGCAAGTAACGTAGCAATTTTAAATGCAATGAGGTCAGAGTATGACCTTGAAAACAGACTGCCTGAGGTGACTCAGACCAATTTGTCTGAGATTTACACGGCAATGATGAGTTATTCACAGGGTAAAAATCAGATTATTCCATCTCTACTTGAGAGAATCGGTCTACAGACTGTAGACTCAACAGCTTGGAGAAATCCTCTTGCTATGTACAAAAAAGATCCTATGCGTTATGGTATGACACACGAAGAAACATTCGTAAATATGTGTAAGGGTAAACTGTATGACCCACGTGAGTCATATGAAGTAGCATTTCAGCAGTATCAGTCGTATATCATGAGTGTGTTCCACAAGGTCAATTTAAATATGCAGTACCCCGTTACAGTAACATTCGATAACTTGCGGTCAGCATTTTTGACAGAATACGGAATCCGCGATATGATGGGGATGAAGATGCAGTCAGCCGTATCCGGCGCGAACTGGGATGAATACAACGCTATGAAAGGTATGATTGACACTGGCTATGCACAACAGGTTTTACCGGCTGTGACTATTCCGGCTGTTACGGATGAAGCGTCCGCTAAGAAAATGCTTGCAGAGGTGAAAGCAGCGGTAGATGAGTTTAAATTCCCGAACCCGGCTAACAACATTGCGGGTGCGACTTCTACATCTGATCCGTACAACCTCATCTTCATTACAACACCGAAAGTTAACGCGCAGATTAGTGTGGACGCACTGGCTTATGCGTTCCATCTTGACAAAACACAGGTAGATGTGAGAACCGTCATTGTTGACAAATTCGCGAATTCAGCCATTCAGGGCGTGCTGTTGGATATTAGATTTTTCAATGTGAGAGATCAGTTCCGTGAAATGAGCGATCAGCGACTTGCGAACGTGTTGGCGTGGAATTATTTCTACACTATGGTGGAAATGATTAGTGCGTCACCGTTCTACCCGATCAGAGTGTTCACCACAGATCAGGTAGCTACAGAGTCGTTAACTATTTCCGCGAAAGGTGGAACATACACACCGGGTACAGTGGTCAATATTCCGGCAACCGTGACAGGTGGCACAGGAACATATCATCAGAAACTTTTGAGTTATAGCGTTTCAGGTGCAACTTCGAAAGATACATATATCTTGCCTGGCACAGATCAGTTATACGTTGGTTCAGATGAAACAGCAGCAAAACTTGTTGTTGAGATTGTTTACAGACCTGATGAGGCTGTGAAAACAAACGTAAATTTTACGAAAGCGGGTTAGTGTTAACAGGTGTTGAGTGGAAAAATTTAGATGTGACATCAATCCCGCAAAACGAAACAAGTGAACAAACTGTAGAATACACAAGAGGTGCAGCGAGTGATCTTATGGTACTAGACGATAACTTCATTAGTGACGCTAAACTGGCTATTCATGGTAGCACCGGGGCGCAACTTGCAAATTTGCCGAACAAAAACAGCGTCACTGTAGACGGTGTGACTTGGTCGTGTAAAGACAATGTGGTTACAGCAATAGGGGAAACCGGAAACGAGTATTCTCGACCAACTGATCTAATATGTAGTGTGCCTGCTGTACCCGGAAATTACTACATTTCAGGTGGTGTAAATCCAATCAGGGTTGTTATAAAAACTAGAAACATCTCAGGTTCAGAAATGTATTATTTGAATAACCAAGCGTTTACTATTACGGATGACATCTCTAGTATTAAGTTGTATGTAGAGGTGATGCCAAACGCGATAGTGAATACAACTATAAAAGTAATGTTGAATAAGGGCAACGTTGCTTTGCCGTTTGAGTGTTACACAGGCGGAACACCTTATACAGACAAGTACACAGTCACTATAGTGGATCAATCAGAAGACAATGTAACATTATCTCTCGAAAATGTTGCAGAATCAGTGGGTGACAGTACTGAACTTGACGTTGTTTTAACTGACAAAAATGGGATCACTAAAAGATCGGAAGTTGGGAAAACTTTTACTGGAGGTGAATAATGATGATTCCAATGCCTACACAGGCGAATGTTGTGCCTCGTGCACCACAAACACAATTAAGACTGTATAGGGGTGTTCCGTGGGATAATTCCTATAACCATGTTAGATTATACAACTCAACACAGGACTTGCTAAATCATCTTGAGAACTGGAGGGTTAACCTCTCCAGTGGATTGGATGAAATGTCACCAATCAGAGTTGGGTCACTTGACGTGAAAGTACCATTCACTGAAATGTCTGCGCTTGATCTAAACTACTTAGCGTTCAACAACTATGGGTTACATGATGAATGGGTATTCTGCTTCATTACATCAATAGAGTGGAGATCAGAGCGTACAACTAGAATCATATTTGAACTGGATGTTTTTCAATGTAACTGGTATAAGTTGAAAGTGAAACCGTGCTTTATCGAATGGCAACATATTCCAAAAAGTCAGGACAGAATCGGGGCAAATCAGATACCCGTAAATCTTGAAACTGGAGAGTCAGTAGTGGCAAATTCCTATCTATATCCGTTGTACAATATGGACATATGCGTCTATGTTTCAGAGGGAACAACAGGTGAACCTTTTGACGGTTCAGTTGTTAATGGGATATATAGAACAGGGTCACTAGGGCATTACAGCGTGAAAGATGTGGAGACCGTAAACAAACTAATCAAACAATACACGGAAGAGGGTATTGTGGACGATATTATGGCTATATTCATGGCTCCTCAAATATGCATTAACGCGATAAAGGGTGATGACTCAAACCGGGCAGAGTTCAAGTTACCATTAAACAAAGGTGATATTTTCGGTGGTTATATTCCACGCAATAACAAACTGTATAGTTACCCATTTTGTTATGCTATGGTGGACAATAATGAGGGTCAGGCAAATGTCTATCGGTTTGAATTATCGAACAATGCCGACCACAGTATTGACTTTGAAATAGTTGGTGCAATGTGTACCCTACCACAGGTGTTGGTGTCACCATCAAATTATAAGGGTGTGAACCGTTTATTTTCTGAGTCATTGGTGATATCAGGATTTCCACAATGTGCTTTCCAGTCTGACACGTTCAAAGCTTGGGTTGCTCAGAATAAGGGCGCGCTGGCTGTTCAAGCTACATCTATTGTGGCTGATTCAATACAAGCACCTGTTGGTGCTGTGACAGCTGTAGCTACAGGTGGAGCAAGTGCTGTGTTAGGTGGGATGCAAGCCACATCATCCTCAGTCAGTGCAATCCAAGGCACTATGTCGTTATTGGCTCAGCTAAGAGACAAATCTGTTGTCCCGGCATCTGTTCACGGGAAAGCACTTTCTGAAAATGTCAATGTGGCTTGTGCTCTAACGGGATTCACTTTCTACGTTATGTCGTGTCAAGAAGAATTTGCACGTGTGATTGACTCGTTCTTTGACATCTACGGGTATCCAATCAATAGAGTCGCAACACCAAACATACACAGTCGATCAACATGGAATTACGTTAAAACAGCGGGGTGCGGTTTTACTGGGGCAGTTGACTTAGCGCAATTACAACAGATTAGATCTATTTTCAACCGTGGTGTTACACTGT